AAGCCACGAGCCAGTCCCACCTGATGCCCTTTTTATTAAGACAAACTGAGGCTCAAATCCTAAATCAATATCTTGCGTAGAACCATTACCAGTATAACTACCACACTTGATAATGTCTTGGTCACCACTAGGGCCGAACTCACCGTCACCATCGTTGTGTGCGAAGAGGTAGGCGACGTAGGTTCTGCCTGTTCCGTTTGTAGTAGTGCTGTTAGATAATGTTATTTCGGTGTCGGATACTGCTGTTATATCAGAGCCGTTAGCCTCGGCACTTGTAGAGTTTAGAATCAAATACTTTGTTGGCGTCACATCCTTGTGCCACACAATCCAGTTTTTTGCTTCACTGGTGCATTTGATGATAACTGTGCCTACAGTGCCTCCAAGGTTATGGCTAATTGTTCTACCTGATGTGCTATCCCCAGTATAAGTCACCACATCGAAGAACTTAGGGGCTTTGCGGAATGTCCAAGAGGCGTAGCCTTCGCTAGAGGCGTTTACGGCAGTTGATGTCGACATAGTAAACCCATCTGAGTTAAATGCCGTTACCCTGTTTCCGGGGTCAACCTCTGCCGCAGTTGAGTCAGACGATATTACTTTATAACCAGTGCCAACACGCTCACTATCATTAAGATTATGACCACGGTCTAGGTCTCTGCTTTTAATCCAAACCAAACCACCTTCACCAGCAAGGTCAATGCCGTTGGTGATCGTCTGTGCAGCACCAGTACCAGTATACAAATAAGTGCTGAACACATCTGTAATATCAAGAGGGAAGTTCCCTGGTATAGGCCACAGACCCGCTTTCTGGTACGCAAAAGCTTCCGCAAGGGACCACGTTCCAGAGGCCGAGCTGACAGCAAGGTTGCCGGCAGGCTCCGTCGGGGTCGGCGTGATGATGTTACCAAGATAGCGTTTAGATGTCATATTCTAAGCCTATGCGTTTAGAGCGTCGAGGTCATTCCAGACACGTTGTGCGTGAGCAGCAGCATCGAAAGACACTGTGGCTTCGGGGTCAGTCGGGTCTGGATCAGTCCAGCCGTTTGCTGCTGCTGATGCTGCGAGATACGTTTGCAGATCAGCCTTAGAGACAACCTCGCCAACTGCACCGGATATATCAGCGCTGTCGTCGGAGATACCTATCATGATCCAGTCCTGTGGAGACGGGGTGCTTGGATCTGCGACCGCGTACATTCCGCCCGTAGACTGCGGCACGCCGAATTTGAGAAAAGTAGGGATCGTCCCCTCTGCCGTCAGGCGATACTTCACTACCTTATGAGCCATCTGAAAGATCCTCTATCTGTGGGGTGTTCGTCAAAGACGTTTCGTCGAGTATAGCAAAGCCACGGCTCTCTGCAAAGGCGGCAGGGCAGTGCGCCCACTTTTCCGCACAAGCCTCTAGCCACTGCACCGTGTGGTGATGCTCTGGCGCTTTGCCTTCTTTGATAAGCTCGTTCTCCCACTGCAAGTAGGCGAACACTTCGGCCTGCGCCTGTGCTGCGTTAATGCCCAGATCAAAGACGTAGATGAGGTTGCCCTCGTCGATCATACCGTTGCGGCTGCGAGCGGCGTTGAGCGCCTGCTTCATACACGTCATGATGTGGTATTTGACTTCCTCAAGCTCGTAATCAGCTTCGGTCAATTCATCCTTGCCGATCTTCTTCATTAGGTTCTCATACTGATTGGTGAAGAAGTTCAGCTTGCGGACAGCCGCTTCGACGTACCCACGAGAGGATGCTGCCTGTGCTTGCTTCTCGTTGATCTTGATCTCAAGCATCTCCCGCTCAAGGTCGTCAGTCTCGTTCTCTAGCTGGCGCTCTAGTTTCTTGAGCTTGACCTCTTCCTTCTTCATGCGGAAGTAGCCCTCCTGCAGAGCGGACTTGGTCTTCTCAATCTCAGCAAGGCTGTGCTTTACAGAGCGGATTGGTGTGATCGCGGTAACGTCCAGCGTGACGCTCATCATCTGCGAGTGCGACTTGTAGAAGTTGCTGGACGCCTGTGCAATATCCGGCGCCTTCTCGGCAATGTTAGCCAGCATAGACTTGTACTCAGGCTTCGCAGATGGAAGCTGAATGTTAATGTCGGTTGCGACTAGCGCCGTTTCTTGCTGCGTGTCTTTAGGCATTTACTACACCCTGCGTGATGATGTTGCCTAGATAGCGTTTAGTCATTATGAAAGCCCTCCGTGGGAACCAGAAGTCGCAGCGGAATTATTTACGCTGGCGGTTGGATCACCAAAATCAGTAGCGTTTCCAGTAGATGAAATAGTGATAAAGTCCATAACAGCCTGTGTGATGAAAAGGCCGCGCCCATTACTACCCGAAGTTGCTGTTGTCGAAGTACCAGTGACAGTTAAATCACCAAAGTCTGCCGCATTACCTGCTGATGCAATGGTTATATAATCGATTAGATTTATTGAAACATTAGCCGAATTCTTTCCACCCCCAAAAACACCGCGCACAGAAGATGAACAACCTCCAGCATTCCAGCGGTAAGCAGTTAGATCACCAAAATCAATAGCGTTTCCAGTGTTTGCAATGGTCAAATAATCTATAATGTTCTGGGCTGTAGATTGAGTGAAATTTGTCGTGCCTGCTGCAAAAATACCTCTAGTCGGTGAGGCACAAGAAGAACCCACGTATCTTCCTGTTGTCATGTCCCCAAAATCTGTAGAGTTCCCTGCGGATGCAATAGTTACATATTGCATGACGTTAATTGCAGTCCCCGAACCATCTCCGCCACCAAACACACCCCTAGTGCTGTTGGATAAACCTCTGAGGCCATACTGGGCTGAAAGAATGTCTCCAAAATCAGTAAAAGAACCTGTTGACGCTATGGTGGTAAATTCTATCTGGTTAATGACACTGCTATCGTAACCTCCCGCAAAAAGCGCCCTTGTAGTAGAAGCCGCCGCTGCTCTATAGCCTGCTGCCGCTATAGTATCACCAAAATCAGTTGCATTACCTGTAGTCGCTAAGTTTATGTAATCAACCTGAGTGTTGGAACCGCCTAGGGAGCCAAGTTGATTAAGAGCACTAATTGGTAAACTAGGCCACCCACTCGCGTTCTGATACTGCTCCGACAGGCTCCATACACCTTGATGATTGGGCATTATTGAAGTCCTCCGTGTCCCGAAGATGCGGCGGTTGGATGATACACTGGTGAGTACGACAAGTCGCCAAAATCAGTCGAATTACCCAGTGTAGCAATCGTAAAGTATTCAACTGTATTTGCACCTGCTGTCCAACCTGAACCGCCGCCAACTAAACCGCGTATATTGCTGGAGGCACCAGACGGACCATAGTTTATGCCATCCGATAAATTACCGAACTCAATGGCATTTCCCGTTGATGCGATCGTGACGTAATCCATACGCGCGTTTCCATTTGTGCCACCAATCAAGCCGCGCGTATCACTTGAAAACGCCGCTGGGTCATTTGCATAAGCTGTAGTTAAATTACCAAAATCACTGAAGTTGCCCAATGTTGCAAAGGTTCTATACTGGATCGTGTCATTACTGCCGCCATCCGACCCCCCGCCACAAATTGCGCGCGTAGGTGAGCCACACCCGTCAGGCAATTGAACGGCGGTGTTTAGATCGCCGAAATCCGTTGTGTCGCCCAGAGTAGCTATTGTTATATAATCACATACATTTGATCTGCCGCCACCACCCAAAAATAGGCCGCGCGTTGTGTTTCCTGCTGCGCCAAACTCTTGCCGTAACTGCGTTGTGTTTCGGGGGCCCGACAAATCCCCAAAATCAGTCGCATTACCAGCAGATTGTGGGTTGACGTAACCCATGGTGCTGTTGCCAGAGCCAGACGCAAAGACAGCGCGTGTAGCAGTACCCACAGCCGCGCCTTTATACAACACTACAGTCAAGTCGCCAAAGTCGCTGAAGTTCCCTGTTGACGTAATGTCTTTATAACTCATCGTGTTGACTGCTGAACTAACTTCACCACCCGCATAGATAGCAATCGGTGGTGCCGCTGGACTAACCCCATCACTCGCATCACTAGGGCTAGACCAACCAAACGGATTGATCGCCCATACGTTGAACGTGTAGCTTGTGCCGTTGGTAAGGCCCGTGATGGTGATAGGGGATGACGAGCCAGATGCGCCAATACCGTCATTTGACTGAACCCTATAACCAGTTACAGCCGCGCCGCCTTCATCAGACGGTGGTGTAAAGCTAACATCGACCTGCTCATCACCAGCCGTACCCGTGACACCCGTAGCAGGGTCAGGTGCATTGATCCCGTCTTGGCCTATGAAGCCGCCTACACGTTTAGCCATGTCGAGGTCTCCTTATGAGATTTCCTCATAGCTCACAACCACTTCAAGGTCGTTTGCTGTGCCTGCTGTTACGCTGATCGAGCGATCCTCTTCAAGGTAGATCGCAGTGCCTTTGTCCACGACAACAAGAGACGCATCAGCAGGTACTGAGATCGTGCTGACTAGCGAGTATGCTGTGCCACCGCCAGCGGCGGCGCTGTGCATATCCACAGTCACGTCAGCAGCGTTCGTGCCGTCGACGTTAGCGACTTGGATCATGTTGATCTTGAAAACCTTACCAGACGATGCAGCGTTGCTGACCAGAGTTGTTTGCGAGGTTGTGGAAAGCGCGACAGTGGCAGACTTGCCTGTGATCGTGCTTACATCTACGATATTTGGTGCAGCCATCTTCTAGCCTCCTTTACCCAAAAACGATGGACATGGCTATTGCCTTGCCAGTTGAAATGCCCGCACTACCAAAGCTGATAGTTCCAGAGCCGTTAGTTACCAGTGCTTGACCGGTAGTGCCGTCAGATGTTGGCAGTGTAAGTGCATCCACAAACCCTTGCAAGTTTGCATCATAGGCCAAAACATCTGAACCAACAGCCACACCTAAGTTGGTGCGAGATGTACCAGCGTCTGCCACATCCGACAAGTTATTTGCTGCAAGCAACGCACCAGCCACTGGGATAGTCGTGGTTAGGTCTACGACTGCAGCACCCGCGCCCGCACCATCACAGTAAATAAACGCAGTGTTGCCGTCAGAAACGCTGACGTTGCCGCCCGAACCCTGTGTAAAGGTAGCAGTCTCACCGGAGTTGTTCTTAACGACGTAAAAACGCTTAACGTCGCTGGGGCTAACCGTAATGGTGTTTGTGCCAGACGGCGACCCACCCAGAACCAGTACGTGGTACTGCCCCTCCGAAGCACTGCCATCCGCTGTTGTCAGCGTATGAGTTGTCCCAGAAAGAGAAACGTCTCCGACACCGACGGACAGACGGTCAATAATATCAAAGTTTGTGTTGGTTGACGCGCCCCATGTGCCAGACTCGTCACCTGTAGCGATCTTTTTAATACCGCCGTTTGTTGTATAGGTAGCCATATGTTCGCCTTTACGCTGCTACTTGGACCCAAGTGGTTTCTTGTGAGGGCTCTGTCTCCGTCCAAGTGCTACCTGGAGAAGGCGTCACACCCGACCAAGACGTGCCTGGAGCTGGGATAATGTTACTGTAAACTAGCACAGAACCAACGGCGGCGCTAGACGTAACCCCTATTACATTGGTAACTGCGTTACCCGACGCAACCACTGTACCGACAGAGGCTGTGCCAATCATGTTAATAGCGTTTACAGGGACACGCTGGAACGTGCGGAGGTCAACTTCGCCAACCGAAGCGGTTGCGGAAACGCCTGTTAGATCTAGTGTCGAGTCTCCGATGATCGTCGGCTCAGTAACACCTCCAACCGCAGCCACACCCGTGACATTTACATCGACACCTGCGCCCTCGACAATAGTGACAGTGCCAACGCCGCCAGAAGCCTCCAAGCCTGTCTGCGGGACGTAAGCGTTGATTACAACACTAACAGAACCTAAAGCTGTGGTCCCCAGCAACGAAGCAGTGAGCGTGACTGTAACACCCGTGCCCTCGACGACCGATACGTCGCCCACGAACATCGTAGCCCCGAGGCCTGTGGTCGGTAGGTTTTGGTCTGTGCGAAGTGATACATCTCCGACACTACCCGTGCCTTCAACACCAACAGCCGTAACGCTGTTGTTGCCTTTCGCCACAACAGAGCCTACACCGACTATCGCCCCGAGGCCTGTGACGTTTATAGCTACATTTTCACGGACAACAGCTACGCCAACAGAACCCTGAAGCGCAGCAACTGTAGATTTCTCACCGCCCCAAGCGGTTGTCCCGAAACCTTCTTCGCCCCAGCCAGTTAGTTCATGGCCCACACGGACAGGGAGAGCCTCACTCCAGGCCCCCTCTCCCCATTCTCCACGACCCCAACCGGTGATGCTCGCCACGGGACTAACCCCTTATGCGATACGGATGATTGCGTTTGATGAGTCAGCCGTTGGGAACACAATCTGGAAGTCACCCGCAGTGGAAGACTTGTCAGAACCAAAGTCCAGCACAACAACAGAGTCCGTTGTGCCTGTACCTGCCCCTGTTGTGGTGTTGTAGATCAACGCGCCACGAGCAGTGATTGTGGCTGACGTAAATGTCAGGTCCGCAAAGTCCGTGAACGCAGTCGTCCCAGACGTTGTCGGAGTCACGTTGGTCAACGTACCGCCGCCAGCTGCATACGACCCAGAATCGCCAACCTCATTGGTTGCGGTGTAGTCTGTGGTCGCGGCAGTGAAAGACGCGTTGTTGTCGTACAACGCCAACTTAAACGTGTCGCCTGTACCGTTGGTAAAGTTGTGGCTTCCAGTAAGCAGTTGTTGCTTAAAGGAAGTACACATGAAGTTGCCGCTGAAAGCCATGTTACAGTCTCCTTATGAGTTCAGCCAGTTCGGGATGACCCGCATCATTAAGTGCATTATACACTGTTGTGCGGTCGCTGCGAATAGCCTGCCGCATATAATATGCAACCAACTTTTCGATGTGCTTTGCGAAAGCACGAGCTTGGTCCCTGATGCCCGGATGAGCACTGTCGGAAACCGAAACGATTTTTTGTACGCATTGCTCTGCCAATTCGTCAGGGCTAAAGCCGCGATTCTCGGTGGTGCGGACACCGACTACAGGCTGGTCCGACGCTATGTCTAGTTTGAACTCGAACATTACTGCTTTTTCCTAAAGACTTTTCCGGTACGATATTCGTCCGTGGTTTCCTTGGCCTCTCCCAGCATCTTAATGCCTACCAACGATTCCTGGAAGCGAGAGTTGTACATCGCCATAACGTCCTGCTCCCCCTTCATGTAGATGTAAGCCTCAATCAAAGAACCATAAAGCATCGCCATCTCTGCGTTTTCGCTCAACCAAGTTGAGGCATCTTCAGCACCAGCCGTCAGACTTTGCGGACGATAGAAGTAGTGAAGCTCTGCTGTATATGCCGCATCAGGTGTGGGACCAAGCAGAAAGTTGTTTAAGTCAAATACACAGTAGTAGCGAGGGGCGCCGGTGGTTGAGGAATCCGGGGTGTACGTCTGCACAAAGCTCGGATCCTTAAATTCTATGAAGAACCGGTCTTCGTCCCCACCTCGCAAGCTCAAAGAAAACGGGGCAAGATAGTCAGATGGCACAGCCAAATACGGGTTGTCGGCCGTTGTGGACGCCGTAGCATTCTTGCGGAAAAGGCTAAGCTGCACGTTTTTTAAGATGCGCTCTTCCGCTTGACGAATAAACAACGGTAGGTTGTTGACGAAAGATGTTTCGTCATTTTCAGTATAGTCCTGAATAGCCTGCTTTAGCTGTGCGTATGTGAAGCTCATGTTGTCGCCACCGTAACTTGTCCCGCCTTACCTATCATACGAACGCGCTCAAGGCTAGGCGCCTCTACCGTCGGAACGTCGACATAAACCTGAAGCGCCTCGGGCTGATCCGGGCGGGGGTTCCGCAAAGCCTGTGGATCTGGACCCACCTTTGGTGGGTATAACTGAGGGTGCTTAGGCTCAAATTCATCCTTTCCAACAAGAGCGCCCGTCCACTCCTTGCGCATGTCGCGCAGGCGGTAGCGAAACCCTGATCGGTCCGATATACCATAGGCGTTTTTGTCAGAAGCAAAAGCCATCCCTACAACCTGTAACTATTGCCTGGCTGAAGTTTGAGCGAGACTCGATCTTCATCCTCTTCGGCGGCGCGTTGAAACTCCTCCTCATAGACAGCTTTTAAAACCTGAATACGATCAGGGGCGCGTTTCATGGCCATATAGTAAGCCAAGCCAGCAACCATGCAGGGGTAAAAGCGAAAAGGAATAGCGCTGGTGTTTGTCAGAGTGTCTGCATCCTCGATCCGCTGCACATAGTAGTAGATCAGCTGGTCCGTAGAGTTCTCAGGCGCTTGCCATAGAGTGATAACCGGACTGATCTGACGGTCCAAATAAAACTGCGAGGGCCGACCCTGATCTGTCTTGTTTGGAAACGTCAGATACTCTCCGCGGCTAATACGTTCAACCTCGTAGTCCGTATTGCTGCGGCGCAAAACCATCTCCAAGATGTCAACGACATCTGGCTCAAGCGTATAGGTGGACGTCCCCTGCGTAAGGGTTGTTGTACCCTGAGCCACAGTCCAAAGGTTAAGACCACGATTGGCCCAGTCAGCGAACATCAGGTTCAGAGAGCGTCGAGCTGTCTTGGCATCATAGCCTGTGCGCACCTCAAGGCCGCACCGCTCGTACGCCTCCTCGATGATCTCACCGACATCTATGTTGAAGTCTCTCGAACCTGAAGTTGTCATTTCTTTTTCGCCGTTTTGGCCGATTGACGGAACGCCTTAGCAGTAGGGGCGCCCTTAGAACCGGGCTTCTTCATAGTCTCGCCAGAGCCTGCTTTGATACGCTTTCGCTTGGCGTGAATGTTGGCATATAAACCTGGCTTCTTGGCCATTACTTCATACCCATGGCCATGCGTTTACGTGGGCTGCACATGGACTGGTCCTTGTTGCCTTTTGCCTTAACAGCGCCGCCCTTTTTGTAACCGGCTTTTACCTTGCCGCCCATCTTCATACCCTTAGATTTGCATCCAGCCATTGGAGCCTCCATGATTTGCTTTGCCATATTAGCACGATTCATAGTTCAATTCCCAGCGTTGTTCTTAACGTAGAAGCCGACAGCCCCAGCGATAAAGATTAACGTGGCGGTCGTGATCACCTTGACCACTGTGACCCACATGGCGCGCTTGGTGTCTCTCCAAGACGACAGCAGACTGCGGAGCTCATTCAGATCCTTACCCGCATGCTCGTCATGCAAGCCAAGTTCTTCAAGCGCGGCCCTCGCACCTCGTTTCGCGGAGCGGTCGAGCATTGCCTCAAGTTCCTCAGCGGTAATCTGAACTGTTCCCATGCTGGTCACCATTGTTTGCAAGACCAATACTTGGCCTTCAGTTTATCTAAAGTTCCCTTGTCACAGCCGTGACGTGCGCGAAAAGACTTCCGGCGCTCAGGGTTCGACTTCTTGATCGTCATGTTAGCATCACCAAAACGAACAATCTTTTCTTTGCCTTTGTCACAGGCCTTCACAACAAACTTTTTACCGCCCGATTTCTGGCGGCGAGGTTTGTTGCACGCCATCTTTGACTTGTCGACTTTAGCCATTATAGCGGGCCTCCGTTTTTAATCAGTGTCAAATCGTAGGCCGACGTAACGATAGAGTTGTTACTGCGAACAAAAGCACGAACGTCAAGATCTGACTTCTCAGGGAGAGCAAAGGGACAAGAAAACCCATAGTGATACTCGGAACTGGCGACCTCAAACGTATGTCCAATCAAGAATCGATCCCCAGGTACACGATAGTAGAAAGTTCCGGTGGCATCCCCACCAGTCTCGATCGTCATCACACCCTGATGCAAAAAAGCAGTGTAGCCCGCAGGTACAGTATAAATACCCATCAAGCTTTGACCTACACCTGCGTTTATCTTTGCTACAACTGTAGCGCCCTTGGTGATCGTTACAGCGCCCACATTCACAGAGGTGCCGTTCATTCGAACAGACTCGATGCGCTTAAAGGAGTTTGTAGAGGTGTTCCCTGATACGTTGGTAAGAGTCACCGTTTCGGTGAACGTATTGTAGTCGGCGTCCAACCCCACAACTATGACGTTCTTACCCGCGTCTGACGCACTAGCACGAGCGATTGAGATCACGCCCGCAGTGTCCCACGCACTCCATGGGTACACAGTATCGTTTACATCCCACAGTGTGCCAGTCTCGTTGATCGACATCTGTGGGACACGTGCCATACGATGTACGAAAGAGTGGCCCGGAATCTGGTTCCGAGCCACCTGAAGCTCAAACGGCTCCGAGGTCCCGACCTGAGAAATGGAGCGGATCTCATACGCCATACGGATCCCCTACGACAGGATGATCGTGAGTTCGTTGTTTGAACCCGTAAATGCGTCAACAAAAACACCTGCCGTAGCAAGCACGCCATCATCTGGGATGTTCATGACGTGGTGGCCCGTAGGAAACTTTTGAGTCAACAAAACAGCACCGTCAGTGTCGCCATTCTTTAAGGTGAAGGCGCCAGCGGCTGCCGCATAAATGACAACCTGACGCAAGCGCGAACGATTCGGGCCAACAAGCGCAGCCGTTGTGCCTTGAACCCAGTTATAGGCCGTTACTGGACCTGCCATGATCTATCTCCTTAACCTGCGGAGACAGAAAGCGTACCGGCATCGTTCCAGAGAGCACCCGCCACACCCGGATCGGATGTAGGAACAACGAACACGTTGTCAGAAGCTGTAGCGGTGAGAGTGCCTGTAGCTGTTACTGTTGTTGCAGTCACTGCACCTGTAACGTCTCCAGTGACATCGCCAGTGAAACCGTTGTTTGAAACCACTGGTCCAGAAAAAGTTGTCGTACCCATTGAGAATCTCCTGTCGGGGTAAGTGTCAGCGGCACTATGCCACTGTCAGGGATACCCAAACAATACAGGAGTGCAAAACAAAAAGAAAGGGTGTTCCGAAGAACACCCTAGTTAGACTGACCGCGAAAACAGGGAGGAGACGAATCAGTCGGAGGAAATAAAAATGAACAACGCCATTGTAGAAGGACGAAGTGCACAAGGCAAACAAAAACCCCCGCCGAAGCGGGGGTTCCTCGGACCTGAGTCCTTATTTTTTAGGCAGCGCCGGGTGAACCGAACACACAACGTGGGTCGCTAAAGCCGAAGCTGTAACGCTCACGCGCTTTGAAGCGCATGTTGCCTGTGTCAAAGTCGGCTTCCATGCCTGTTGACAGTGGCGTGCGTTCGAAGTGAACAAAGCCACGTGGTGCGTCTGTTGTAATGAAGAACGCATCAGGGTCTGTCAGGAAGTCGTTGACCGCATAACCTTCAGGAAGCATGCCCATTGAACGGAGTGCGTTCACATCGTTGTCGGCTGTACCGACGCGGAGGTTGGACACCATCAGGCGTTCGGCTACGAACTGGAGCTGACGTGGAATAATCAGCTTCATGCCGCGGAGAGCAACTTTCAGACCACGTTCGTCAACAAAGCCAGCAATGTTGATCAACGCATCTTCAAGCGACGTCTCGTTCAGGTCAGCCGCAACTGACGGTTCGTTGGCAAATGTGCCGCCGTTCGTCAGTGGGTGATCTGTAGCACACAGAGCTTTGCCGTCACCACCAGCTGAAGCACCCGCCGCAAAGGCGTTGTTCAGAACTGCGGCAGCTTTAACCTGCTTTGTGTGTGCCATTGAGCGAGCCAACGCACGCGTGTAACGCGAACCGAGGCGATCGTAGAGGTTGTCCTCAATCGCTTCTTCTGTCAGCGAGAACGCCAGCGCTACTGTCTCGTGGTTGTAACGAGCAGTGTACGCTTCATTGGCATCGTCGAAGTTGATCGCCGAACCTTCAGATTTGGTCGGTGCTGCTCCGAAACCGGACAGCATGACCTCTTCTTCAAATGCTCGATCTGACGATTCAGTTGTGTAGATTTCGGAGTGCTGGTTCTCGTAACGAGAATACTCCATGCCGAACAAAGCGTTCAGGCCCGGTTCAAGCTCTTTCGCTAGTTGTGCGCGAGAAATAGCCATGTGTTAGACCTCCTTTATACGCCAGTCGTTGAAACAGTACCGCCAGCAATCGCGCCGTTGGCGGAATTGAAGTGGTTGTTCAAACGAACGATTACAGGGATACCGGCAGCAGTGAAGTCCGAGTTCTCAGGATCCTCTTGGATACCCATGATACGCAGGTTCAATGTGTTGGTAGTAGCGATCGTGTTCAGATCCAACGTGGCTGTAGAGATGCCAGTTGCTGCTGTGCCTGAAGTAGCAAGCGCCATATCTGCGTTAGCAAAAATAGCCGCACGTACTTCCGCTTCGGTGTTAGCCGCAGCTACGACGTTAGACGTCGCAATAACAAACGTCTGCATCGGGTCATCATAGACGAACGCCTTTACAGGGTGGTTTGAGTCTGCGCCCGAACCGGGCCAGTAGTTTGAGAAGATCTTTTCACCAGTGGTAGAGGAAACGTATTCACAACCCCAGAACACACCTAGAAGACCCACTGTACCACCCTCGGCAGAACCGACGGCGTCAATGACACCTCCGGCAAGAGGGATGACAGGAGCACCCTGATAGATTGCGTTCGTGTTCGCTGCTGCGATACGATACTCAGATGCACCGGTGCTGTTGGTGTTCTGACCCACTTTTCCAATGGGACGAAGACCGAATGCGCCGTTAGTATTGGCCATTTGTCAGCTCCTTTAGCTTTCAGTTACTCGGAGTCGCGCTCGCGACCTCCGAAAGATACACGACTTTGCCGACTATTATGAATCGGCATTGAAGGATGTGACTCCTTCATCAAGTCCTGATCGACAGCCTGCATTTGTTCGCGGGTCCGGAGCCCGTAGTACGCGGATCTTTCGTTAGCAGTTTCGACAGGGATGCGGCACAGCATCAATCCACCTTGACCAATAACACCAGCGTATCGACCATCATCGATAGTCGGTGCCTCATGGTCAGGATACTCCTCAGCACGGACGGGTTCCCATCCTTCACGTAGCTTGGCATGGACATTCATTTTGTCCTCCTCACCACGCATAGCGACTCGAATCCAACGATGTGCGTAACCCGCTGGGGGTTTCGGTGCATCTAGTAGACTGGGCGGGGCCCATGGTTTTCTGCGCGTTTCTGTTTCGCGTGTTTCGCTTGCGCGAGGTTTTCTGTTGTCAGCCATGATATCAATCCTTCACAAACTTGGCGTATTCTTCGAGAGGTACACCAAGCTTTTTGGCAATCGCCACTTGCGAATGCGATAGCTTGACCGACCTGCGCCCCTGTTTTGTACTGCGGGATGCGGAGTTACCAGCAGAAGCGACCTGACTTCCTCCACCCGTTTTCTTAGCCTGGAACTTATGAGGAAACTCCTGGCGAAGACGTTTATCCAGCTCATTGTAATACTCATCGGCGTCTGGGTCAAACCCTTCGTCCTCGATAAGCTGGTGATGTAATGTATACGCAGCGTTGGTCATGATTTTATCCTGACCAAACCAAGTATTTTTGCTGGCCCAAGACTCAGCGCGGGGATCCGGCTTAGGGCGCTGCTGTTGCTGCTGCGGTGCGGCCTGCGCTTGCTGCTGCGGTGCGGCCTGCGCTTGCTGCTGCTGCGGTGCGGCCTGACGCTGTTGAGCCTGTTGTTCAGCACGAGTCTTAGCCGTGTTGTACCGCTGCTGCTCTACCGCAATGTTTGAAAGCATCTGCTGTGCTTCAAGCATACGGTCAGTGTCACCCGACTCATAAGCTTCTTTGTACTGTCGCTTTGCAGACTCAGTTTGCGTCTGTAGGCGCGTCCCATACTCCGAGAGATAACCTGTATCTAGCGCTTGAACACGGCCTTTAAGGGCTTGGTTTTCCTGCATGAGCTGCTGAGAAAGCCGGACAGCCTCTGCTTTATCGCGCTCCTCCTGACGGTACTTTTCCGTCAGTTTTTTAATCCGAGACTGAACACCCTTGCTGTAGGAGTCCAACTCCTCGCCAGCCTCGCCAGCACTAGCCTCAGCTTGATCAGATGCCGGCTGCTCTTTTTCTGCAGATGCATCATCTGGGGTCTCAACAAGAATTTCCTCCTGTTCTACCGCCATCTTTTCTTCTTCAGACATGTTTTATACCTCACACATGTTTGACATCATCAGGGTCTAGGATCGTGGCAATCACTTCGTCATCATTGATGATGCGAACCTCTCCACCTTCGATCTTGAACCGCGAACCGGCGTATCGACCAATGCAAACCCACTGGCCTTCCTTGCACCATGGTTCACTTCCGTCCCCGAACTTACCGGGGTCTTTGTAAGCCAATGGGCCAACCTTCATAACGTAGGCAACAACTGTTGCTACGGATTCACGCTCCCGAACCTCGTCAGGAACATAGAGGCCACCTGCTGTCTTTGCTTTACCTTGATAAGGCATAACAAGGACACGCCAACCCGTAGGTTGAGGGAGGCGATCACGAAGTGGCTTTTCAATGAGGGAAGGGTCTAAAACCCGGTCCTCAGACTTGATGTATGCGCGATCCAGGGGAGCGTCTGAGAGCTCCGTGGCCGGTACCGAAGAGATATCGACGGCCTGCTTGGCCCGATTCTCTTTGACTTTCTGCGCAACGTGGTCAGGAAGATATAATTTCTTCGACATCGTCTACGTTTTTCTCCAGCAGGGCCTTGAGTTCTTCGCGAGCAAGAGAGAGACCCCGTATCTCTCCTACCGACATTTTGTACTGTTCCCAGTTTTGAACAGAACCATGAATAAGAGCGTCACCGATATTCTTCTCACGCTCTTCTAACCTCTTATACAGATACTTCGCTAAGTCGACAACATCCATTATAGAATATCCCTATAATCCCCCTGTGAGTCAGACGTAATCGGCCCACCCTCTACCCACTTATCACATGTGTATTCGGCTGAACAACAAAACTTCAGCAACTGGCAGTACCCAACCTGACCAGAGTCGTCTCCAATGCACTCAAGGATATCTTCGGTTTGGTTGTAGGCAGAACAGTTCCCGCAAACGTCCGTAAGTAGAAACCCGCCGTCATTTGCAGGATCTCGATAACCTGACTCTTCGACTGCAGTCTCACGGTTCTCGTTGTTCACGTCGGCGTCGATTGTAGGCAGCGGGCATTGCATGCCGTCCTCTGACTCTTCGTACTCATCCACAGGGGTTTCACCGGCGATTAGGCTAATCATAATTGTAGTCATATCAGAACACTCCTGAAAATTTGTTGGCGCGGGGTGACGCACTGTATTTAGAGTGTACTACACCACCGTTGCGCATCTTCTTTCGATCCGCCTTGTCGAGCGCAATCGCCACAGCTTGCTTCTGGGGATACCCCTCATCACGCAGCTTACTAACGTTGCTACTCACAATTTTTCGAGTAGCTCCTTTTCTAAGAGGCATTATTGTTCCTCATCACCATGTTCTGACGCTGTACGTCGATACGCTCTCGGTTAACGTCGTTGCGGTTCTCGGCGATTTCTTCTTGGCTCTCAATACGAGCCGAATCAGAGGCCGCCCGTTGCATCAGTTGTCGCTCATCCAAGTTCAACTTGGCTTGGTCAATTTCAGAAGACCGCTTGAGCTCTTCCTCACGAATTGCAAGCTCACGAAGTCTGATCTGAACCAGAGGATCACTCATAGGGTCATTTCCAGACGGCAGCATCTGCGGGAGGATCTCAGCCATCAGCTTTTCCATCTGCATGGAGATCAGTTTCTCCATTTCAGCTGGGTCTTGCATGTCCCGTTGAACCGTTTGGATCTGCACTTGAGCGGCAGCTGGGTCAACCGTGCCAGTTTGTACAGCCAGTTGTACCTGCTGGATTGCCGCCTCGATTTCTTTCATCACCATCTGACGAGCCATCTGTGACATATGCTCTTGGATGTGAGCATAGAACGTACCCATGACTTGGGGTGAGGTAGAAACCAATGGCGTCTTCATGAACATAAGGTGCATACGAATATGTGCTTGGTGATCCTGCTCAGGGAACGTAGTCAAGATTTCACCCATCAAAGCTCGTGCGTTCTCAATCGCTGGATCGAGAGGCTGCGGCTGCGGAGGTGGCGGTAAAACCTCGTCAATGTTCTGGACCTCCAGAGCTTGATACATCCGACGATAGGCCGCATGCAAGTTGTGCATCTGCGGATTTGACTGTGCCAGTTGAAGCTGTGTCTGTGCTAGAGTAACCCGTTGAGCCATCGAAAAGATGTTGGGGTCGCTGACCGGGACTACGTCTACTCGGTCATCAAAATCTTCTGCGAAGATCATGCGATCTCCACCCTCAACCTCGTAGGGGTACTCTTGCGGGAGATTGTCACGGAAAATCCGTTTCATTACACGGAACTCTTGCTTCTGTGAGTAGTGCAAGCGTTTGTGTATGGCCGACATGACCTTCATGCCGCGCTCCAGAAGCGCCACTGTGGTGCCTACTGGTGCTTGGCCATTACCGTCTGCAGTCTGCTGGTCAGCAAGAGACACAAAGCGGCGGCCTCCTTCGATCAGCGCTGCAAGCAGCTGTGCCAGAGTAGCGGAGGGTTCTTTGTATGGAAGCGGAACGAGAGAGTCACGGATGTTGCCACCGGGAGCGTCAATGTCTCTCCACTCGCCGGGCTGCAGAGGCTCATCGTCGTTTCGAACTCGGACGCCTCTTGCCTTAAATCCGGCCGGTAGGTTGGCCAAAGTACCTGCATCGATCAGCTGACGCAAAATGCTTGTGGCAGCGCGACCCAAACCGCCGATCATGTGGATTAGACCGAAGCCGTAGAACCCAAGACCAGGCATAAACTTGTAGTGAACAAAGTACTGTTGCTTTTTAGCAAGGGTCTTACCCTCCTCGAAGTTCCGGCGAATTGCCAGTACTTCGCCAGACCCTTCATCGATCGAAACGATGTATGGAAGGGCGATACCAGTAGGCTCGCCGTCTGGGCCAACGTCTTCAAAGCCTTCGATATCCAAATCAACGTGCATTTCCAGCACTGTATATACGTCGTCGACGTAAGTTTTCTGCGTCCCTTGGATCTCGTCAACTTTTTGACGAACCTCATCTGGCTCGCCTTCGTACTGCCCAAGTTCAACGTCACGATAGAAACCGGCAACTTGCATCTTTCGGATGTCGTTGGCATCCCAGCGAAGAACGTGGGTGACACGTGGTGACGTCTGAAGATCAGATGCAGAGTATGGCACAACAAGATCTTGCGCAGGGATGAACTTCGACACCGCTCGTTGCTTGGTCTCATCAAAGTAAATCTTTTTGAAGCAGGAACCTGTCAGCGGGAGATAGAACAAAAGTTGGTCCATGTCTGGATCAAACTCTTCCATCACTTCCATGATCTGGTAGTTCATAAAGTCCTTAACGCGGGAAGCTTGCTCCTCGCGCTCTGGATCTTGTAAACCGAGGATCTGAGTTTTAACCGGCCCGCCAGATGGAAGCAGCTCTTTATATGCTTGTGCCTGAAACTGAGTCACACTCTCCGCAATCAAGGGGTGGGTGACACCAGAAGCACCCTGAAAGGGTTGTGACCGCTCTTCATACTTAACGCCAAGCTGATCAAGGCCTTGTGTTAAAGCCTCTTCCCACTCGGACCGTGATTCTAGGTCGTCCTCATACGAAGCTCTCAGCTCGGAGGATAGTTCACCAAGGTACCCGTCGTCCAAAAACTCTGCAAGGTTGGCGCTGTGCTCAACCGCCATTGCTTCTTCTTCCGCCGCTATAACCTCAGCCAAGGACTGCACAACCGCGCCGCCCATTCCGTCTTCTGTTACCTCAGCGCCACCTTCAAAGGTGTTAGGTTGCGGGATCGACACATTAACGGAAGACGCGTCGCGCTCCATATCCTCCGCAGTAATAGCCGAATCTACAAGGGGCGGTAACGCCATTAGTAATACTCCCGTTTACGAGGAACGCTGTCCTCATCCTGCTCATCTTCATGCAGAGAAATAAATCCACCTTGGCGAAAACGCATTAACGCCAACGTCATACTATCACAAAAGTCGTCATGGTCACCATTGGGAAATGAAACCACCTCCTCGATGACCTCATCAGCAAATTTCTTTTCTACTGGCGCCCACACTACACCAGACTCGAACAATGGCGCAACCATGTGCATGCGTGTGATTTTATCCACACCACCCCCACGGGCCTTTTTGCCGGGAGAAAAACCAAGCGCAGGGATGCCACGTAGCCGAAGCTCGTCTATAAGCGGCGCACCTGTGGCCTTGGCTTCCACCAAAACCATGTCTGGTTCCCAGTAGTCGTATTCACTATACGCTGTCTCTTTAAGCTCGGGAAAGCTCCAGCGTCCGCGACGAGCATCCAAGAGAAGGACGTTATCCGGTCCTCCTTCCTCGGGCTCAAAAATACCCCATGTAGTAATCGCGGAGTAGTCAGCAGTCTCCTTTTTAGAGAACGCGGTATCGTAAGCTTGTAGGACGTACTTCAAAGGGGGCAGGTCATCCTTTTCCCACGGTTGCCACCACTCACGTTTGACGATCGCACTCTCTGTTGCAGTCGGCTGCTGTTGCCACTGAGCGCTCCATTTACCAACAGGGAGAGAGGCTTTAATTGAGAGGAGAGCGTTCTTCTCCCAGAACTCTGGCCAAAGTGGGTTACCAGATGGTAGTAACGCCGGGAACTCTACGACATCCCACTGGTCAGCCATCATATCATTGCTTTGCGCCTGCAAAAGCCGACCCGTCAAATCCTTTTTACCCCAACGCGTCATAACCACAATGATCGCGCCGCCTGGCTGCAAACGCTGACGTGGGCCTGATGTGTACCACTCATAGGCGTGATCAAACGCAGTAGCGCTCAAAGCATCCTGTTCCGAGTGGGGGTCATCAATGATAAACAAGTCAGCGCCGCGACCCGTAACGGCAGCGCCAACACCCGCAGCGAAGTACTCACCACCCTTGTCGGTGCCCCACTTGCCAGCACCCTTGTTATCCTCCTTCAGATTTGTGTCTGGGAAGATGTCCTTGTAGGCTGGGTCATCAATCAAGTCTCGAACCTTGCGCCCAAAACGAACAGCAAGCTCTGTGTTGTGTGTGGCCTGAATAATTTTGAGCTTTGGGTTTCGGCCCAAGAACCACGCAGGCATAAGAAACGATGCGAACTCAGACTTCGAATGACGAGGCGGCATGTTAATGATCAACCGTTTGATCTTACCCTGCGCCACCTGCTCTAGCTTTTCCGCAATAATGCGGTGGTGAGCCCCTTCAATGAAGTTCTCATATACATGGTGCGCAAACGGCATGAACAGGTTCTGCGCCTTCTCACGTATGTCCAGCTTACTCTTAGCCTCAGTTAAGGCTAAGATCTCTTTTAGGGCGTCTTCTGGGAGGGACTGTAGGTTCATGAGCCCTCTACTGTCTCAGTTGTTGTAATCGTCCGTGGTCGTACAGGATTTGGGTTGGTTCCTGCAAAGCCAGTTTTTGAGAGGTATGGGCTAGTACCTAGAGTTGGACGGGTGACTTGCGTGGCAGACGTACGCTGACATACCCATCGTCCGGCAAGCTTCACAGCTGTGTAGCCCTCTGGGCACTCGAACGGAGGCTCTTCCTGCTCACCGCCCTCGTCAACGCCGTCGTCAACAGTGACGTCTACGTCCCCGCCGTCATCTGGTGTTCCAGGGTCGTCGACCTCAACTGTAACCGTCTCATCCTCCTCTGGAGGCTCCGAAACAGTCGTAGTGTTGGTGTTGGTTGCCGTATTGGTGTTGGTGTTGGTGTTTGTCGTCGTGTTGGCAGTAGTCTGGTCCGTGACGGCTCCTGAGATCTCAGTGGCTGTGGAGTCGATGATATCTGCGGTGGTAGATGGATCAGCAGTAACGGCTACATCTGTGGTCGCAATGTCTTCAACCGTAGAAACATCCGTCGTTGAAGGATTTGTAACAGCTGTTCCAGTTGTGGAAACACCAGTGGTGTCAATGGTCCCAATTCCTGTGCCAGCGGTAGACGCGTTATCCCCTGTCGTGGACGGGAGCGTCGTACTTGTCGCTACATCGGTCGACGCAGGGGTGGTTACAGCCGTTCCAGAGATTGCGACATTTGAAGCAATGTCGTTGATCTCTACAATGGAAAGACCAGTGGATTCGGCAACCTGCTGAGCAGTCTCAAGGGACAACCCACCAGTGCGGTTGATCTCCGAAGTGATTATGTCCGTTGCACGGTTCACGTTGTCCGTGCCTCTGGTCGTGCCAGCGCCTGCGTTCATCGCAATGTCGTTGATCTCTTGCATCGACATACCTGTCGAGTTCTGTACAGCTTGGGCCGTCTCAAGTGAAAGACCACCTGTTTGAGATACTTCAGAGTTAATGATGTCCGTAGCCGCCATTACGTCAGTCGAAGCAACACCGTCCGAGAAACCCATCTCAGTTTCGCTGCCACGCCCACCAACATTGGTTCCTTCGGTGTAGGAAGTATCGACAGTGGACTGAGCGACCTGACCAACAGTTGGACCTGATGGCGTGTACGAATCTGTCACATCCTGTGCAGTTCCCTCCACGGTGACGTTAGACGCGCTGGCTCCACCAGGGAAAGTAGAAGACTGAGAGAAACCAGGCGTTATACCAGATGTGTCCATGCCGCCATATACGTTTCCAGCAGCGTCGGTTGTGCCCACAGGGGCAGCTGAGCTTACGTCGGCTGCTGTCGGTCCGCCAGCCAATGACCCAACGCCGGAGGCGATACCGCCGCCTGCAGCAGCAATAGTAGCCTCGTTAGGGTCGGCGCGGAAACTTAGGTCTTGACCTGTTGTTTGCGATACCGCCAGACCCTGGAGGTTCTGCTCAACAATGCCCTCGGTAATCGCTTCTTCAACCATGTTCTTGGCGATGTTCGTAGCGAAGTTGCCGCTCGCGAAGGGGCTGAACATTACACTACTGACGGCTTCCATTGGCGCCCCGTAAAGAGCGCCAAGTCTGCCTGCTTCTTGTGACAGAGCTGCCGCTTCTGAGGCTGAGAAACCATTGTCGAGAGCGAACTGCTCCACCTCTTGCGCCGACTGCAAGCCCACCTCGCCAGCTCCCATCAAAGCGGAGGAGGCGACGAAACCTGGAGCGCCCGCACCCGCACCCGCCAAACCAACGGCTGTAGCAGGGATAGACCTCACGGCCTGTGCATAAAAAGCATCTGTGTCAAATGTTGGTAGACCAGTATCTGGGTTGATGCCCCAGATATCCGAGACAAGATCCTGCTCCACAGATGTTGGTAGGTTGGATACAGCGCGAGTGTCGAGGCGTCCGAAGACGTCCTTCATGTTAGTGCCAGCCTCAACCAAAGCGTTTGTAAGGTTGCTAGGAACAGAAGATACAGAACCAGGCGCTACACTTGTTCCGCGACCCTGTTCAACGACAGCGCGGGCCAAGGATGGATCAACCTGCCCAGACCCGAATCCAACCTGCGCGGTGGAAGGCGTGATTCCACGGCCAACTGCTTCTGCAACTTGACCCAGCATCGAACCTGTTTGTGCGATACCAGACGCCAGTAACCCTTCTGTCGGCGTCCCCATGGAACCAGTGCCGCCAAGCGGGTTAGTCATTGGGTCAGTAACTGTGTCCGTGGTCGTAGCGTTGCTGACATCGATAGTGTCAGCCAAATCTGTGCCGATCACATCCGCGTAGCTAACGTCCGCCGCAGTGTCCGTTGCCGTCGATGTGCTCTCTGGCGCATCGGTGCCGTAGACGCCAACTGTGCTGGGGTCTATGTCAGAGATCGAAGATAGATTGTCCGAGCTGACACTGCCTGCAGCCGTCTTACCCAAATCTGGATCAGCCGTTGTAATACCTGTGGCAGGGTCGATGCTTGTAATACCTGTACCCACGCCCGTACCACTACCAGTACCTAACACACCCGTATTAGTACCTGTGGTAGAGGTGAATCCTGTGCTTGGGGTGATCCCAAAAAACGCATCAACGGCTTCTGCAAGCTCTGCACCAACCTTGCCGGTTTGGGCGTGAACAGTTTGCATGGCGTCAACCAAGTCTTGGTTTGGGTTTTGGCTGGCGATGATGCCGAGCACAGTGCCTGCGGGGGATGTAACGGTGGTGCCCTTAGCCGCGATGTCGGCCAAGAGACCTGCAGTATCACTAAGCGTCCCCGCATTTGCTGCATTTGGGGAAACGATACCAGCGATACCAGACGCCACGTTATAACCTGCTTCGGCGAGGTCACCAAGGGTTGCGCCTCGGTCCACGCCCATTGATGTGGCAAACCCTGGGTCAATCTGTCCTGGGTTGTAACCAAAAGCCGATTGATCCTGACCACCGAAACCTGCCTCAGTTTCGCTGCCGCGGCCACCAGTGCTTACACCGACGCTTACACCAGAGTCTCCGACATCTGGACCGATGCCTCCAAAAGCATCAAGACCGTCATTGCCACCATAATCAAAACCAGCGTCTCCGCCGTATCCTGCTGATCCATCAGGGTTCGGTCCTTGGAAGCCGCCACCATCAAAACCAGCATCCTCTCCGCCGCCACCGCGAGAACCGTCGTCAGGCCCAGAACTTTGACCACCACCTGAACTTGAAGTGGATCCGCCACCGCGAGAACCGTCGTCAGGCCCAGAACTTTGACCACCACCTGAACTTGAACTTGCCGAAACACCTACGTCTGGCCCAGTGCCACCAAAGGCATCAAGACCCACATCTGGAGCAGCAAGACCTACTGGACTTACATCTGGCCCAGTGCCACCAAAGGCATCAAGACCTACGTCTGCGGAAGCAGAACTTCCTTCACCGCCGCCAAGAAAACCGTCAGGGCCTACACTGACGTCTCCTGGTCCGGTGTTCCCCGCCGAGCCGTCAGGGTTCGGACCTTGGAAGCCACCGCCATCACCGCCGCCACCACCACCGCCGTCACCGCCAAATACGATCTGGATGAAACCAAGGGGGTTAAACAATGAATGCCGCATCTAGTTGCTCCTCGCAAAACTTCCGACCCGAGGACCACGCCACACCTTTGCAGCAGGAACGTAGGGATAAATAGCTGACAACCGCCTTCTGATATCTTTAGCAATAAACCGCACATCACCAAAACCAAACGGAGCTATCATATCCATAACTACCAAATTATCGCCAGAACTGCGAGCAAAAACCTCGACGCCGGAAAAATTGCGGCTCCGCTCTTCTTGATCCGTCAAGAAACACCACGTTACAAAACCAGCGTAGCGACTACCGTCCCAGTAGTGTCGTATCTGATTTGAGCGATGCGCCGGAAGAAGGCGCCACCCAATAGTCCGAGATGCGAGGTTCGCGTACGGCTCGACAGTTGACCAAAGCTCGACAGCCTTGATCAGGCTACTTTCGTCAGCGTTGTCGTAAACCCGCAATGCCTCGTGTCCCCGGATTCTGTACCTGTTGTATGTTAGGTGTAGAGTACTGCTGTATAGACTGCAAGCCCGGAACAGGCATGTTCGAAAGAGGGGACATTCGACTCATCTGTTGAGTCCTCGTAAGACCAGGTGCCGACGGTGCGCGAAGCTTGGCGCCCCCACCTTGAGCCAAATACTCAGCCACAGCGCGATCGGCAGACGTCATAGCGGACGCATCAATAGGGCCCTCGGACATCGCTTCTTGCAGCGCGGCGTCTATAGCGTCCTGCTGCGTCGTGGGACGAGCCTGGGGACGAGTTGGTCCCGCCAAAATCTTCTGAACGTAGTCTTGAGTCTCCTGAAAGCCCGGGACGCCGCCCGCTTTTTGCACCGCACCGGGGCCAGCGTTGTACGCAGCCAGCGCCAAAGGGTAGCTTCCGTCGAACTTTTCAAGCATTTTTGCCATGTATTCGGCGCTAAAACGCAGGTTTTCCACCGGATCAAGCCGATCACGCAGTGGTGTGACACCGTACCCCGGATCCTGAGCAGTGGCCGACATAACCTGACCCAAGCCTGTGGCACCCGTACGTTTGTTGCGAGCAGTAGGATTAAACCCACTTTCCTGCTGGATCTGCTTAACAAAGATATCAGGGTCCAAACCATAACGCTCAGCCATCTGCTGAGCAACGCGGACTAGCTCGCTGCGCTGCATGTCAGTACGTTCCCTTGAAGCCTTTGCCGCTGACTTGGCCAGCCTTGTATCCTCGCACCATCCCACCGCCGGCATACATCTTTGTGTCCATGTCGCTGGACTCGTACTTGCTGCCGCGGTTGCCGCGCTCAACAGCGCCGTCATCGTCAGAAGGACGCATCTTCGGGCGAAGCGACTTCTTCGGAGCAAGCTCCATGGAGTATGCACGGGATGTGTTTTCATCAAAAGGCATCCGGTCTGCTGTCTTCTTTTTCATCTCTGTCTCCGAGATCCAAGGTCCGAGGTTCACGGCACTTTAGCAGCTATTCAAAAAATCCTCAATCGTTCTTCGCTGGTTGGCTTCGTTGAACTCGGCAGGGAGAAACTGAGTGGACAACGTCGTAACCTCAGAGGCAGGCCGCATGAGCAGAAGCTGCCGGTCCAGTGCCACAAAGCAGTACCAGTCAACCTTGATGGGTGGGGTGTTGTAGCGGTATCGCGCTTTCGACTGTTTGTGAACCCTCGGGCGGCTGGCGCTCTTAACCTGCACAGTACAAAGTGTGTCGCCCGCACGGCACCAAAGGTCAGCGGCGCTTCGGTCCACATGATGCACCTCTATGTTGTGGGTCTCAAGGACGTACGCTGCAAGGAACTCGCCTGCACGTCCCGTGTCTGTGGCACTTCTCAAAATACAGCCCGCCTAATTGCGTTGGGCGGACTGTATCATGTTCACAGTGGTATGGAAACCTCACAGAAGGAGTTCGCGATACATCTCAATGACTTCGCGCTCTTCCTGCAGCTCGCCGAAATCGCGTTTACGCTCCGCAATGAGCTTCCGCAGCGCCTTGACGTTGTAGCCCTTGGCCTTCACGACGGTGTAAACGTCCTTCACATCGCTCTTCAAATCCAACATCTGCGCCTCAAAAGCCTCCAGATCATCCACAAACTCCTGCAGCTCCTTGGCCGCCGTCTCTGTTGCCTTCTGGTTGTGCTTTTTGAAGTCGTCGTCGTCTTTAAGCGGGATCACACTCATTTTCATCTCCGTGGTTGCAAGATTCCTACATCTAGCGCACAAGCAGAGCGGGTGTCAACGCCGAATACCACGCAAAAACAAAGCCAGCGGCAACCACAAAGGTCCGTGGACCGTGGATCTTGGGCCGGGCTTGTAATCAAACAGCCCCTTGAGATCATTTCTTGTCAGCATTTTTAACCTCCGTGACAACAGGCTTCTGCCCGCCGCTCACATAGACAGAATAAAAGCCGGCGCCCGCCCCCACGATCACACTCACAAAGCCAGCCTGCGCGTTGCTCGGGTTCTCTAGCGCCATAAACCACTCCGTGGTGCGGTAAAAGGCATACCCATACAGCGAAATGATAAGGCGCGGCCAAAGCCGCCATTTGTCCAACCATTCAGGGGTCATGTTACCACTTCCCCTGCTGCTTGCCGATAAAGTACATAACCACCGCCAACAAACAAACTGCCGAGCTGACAGCAAGAATTCCCACGGTCCACGCAATCAAAGCCTCTTTCAGCTCCGCCTGCCGATAAGCCGTCTTCTTGCGCTGCGCCTTAACACGGCGCAAGGTGTCCTTGTACTCCTCCAAGCCCTTCTGCCCATAGGTGTACTGAATCAGAGTCTCCACCTCCTTGCGCATCGCCTGAATCTTTTTCTGCGCCGCAAAGGCATCAATAGCCTGCTGCTCTGCAGAGCCCGTCAAGCTGGCAAAAACTCCGGGGTTCTTGGCCTTCTCCGCAGCGTAGTTCACGTCACTCACCGCACCAGCAAACTTACTCAGCGCCGACGTCGCATCACGCCCCGCAGCCAGCAGCGTCTTCGTATTGCCGACAGCCGACGCCGCAACAGATAAAGCAGTAATAGGGTCAATCACGTCTTCTCACCTCTCCTGGGCAAACCTCGTCTGGACCAATCAGATAACCAACCGACCCATGCTTTCCGCAGGCGTAATGACAAACCTGACTCAAACCACAACACCAAAAGTGTCCCCAAGTCACCAGCACCAAACTACACAGCTTCACCCGACACCCACTCCAAACAATGAGAGCCGTAAACCGCATAACCCGCCGGCAACCGAGGACCAAGGTCCGCGGACCAATACTCCAGATATGAATAACACAGATCTCGGTCCTTGGACATAGGACCAGGGACCGTGGAACAGCCAAGCTCGGCGCTGCAGATCAGGAGCAAAGGAACAAACATGGCAGCGAGTGTATCACGAAAACCCAAATGAAAATACACCGGATATTTTTTCTCGGACCTTGGACCTTGGTGCTTGGAGGGAAACGGGGAGGGGTGGTTCTACTTGTGGTCTACTTGTACCCCAATGGAATTACCTCTGACATTTTTTGCGACTCCAACTAAACAGGGGCCGCGCTGCGGCGGCACCCCCCAAAAAAAGGGGGGTGGGGGGCGCGGGATTGCGGTCAAAGGTGCGCGATCGGCCCAGTTACCCCCGCGCGATCGGCTGGGTGTTGCATAGAAAGCACATAAAAATGCATATAGGGGGCTTGTATTCTGCTTGTTGCTGGCATACATCCTTGGATGTAGGGCAGCGATGGTCGCGGCCCTCTTAACAAAGGAAGACCTTATGACAAACGAAAGCAATACCGCACCCGAGCAAAGCACTGGCAACCGCCTCAAGTTTAAGCTCGAGTTCATGATCATGATGCTGAGCGTGGGCCGCGATGAGGAAGCCGCCAAGGTTTATGATCAGCTGATCGCCGAGTTCGACAAGCTCGCATAATAAAACGGCGGGGGTTCGCCCCCGCCACCACCAAACGAAAGGAAAGAACAATGAGCAACGTAACAACCCTTCGCCGCGCGAGCACCACGTTTCAGAACGCAATCGCGCAACCGACCGTCGCTGATGACATCCGCGACCAGCTCGAGATTCTCGACGAGCTAAAGCGCGAGCTTGGCAAGCGCCAGGATGCGCTGCGCGAGGCGGCTTTGACGCTGGGGCTGGCACGCCACGACATCGGCAAGCGCGAGACCGCGCCGAACCGCGCCGAGTATATCAAACTGCACGGCCTTGATGCATGGCAGCGCGATCACAAGTCGACCAGCGTTCGCAAGTTTGTCTGGATCTGATCAAAGCTTGTGCCCCGCTTGTTCTTCTGATACATTCGGGGCACGGCACCAGCTGTTTTAACATGAAAGGAAAGACCTATGCCAAACCCATTCGGAAAATCACGCAAAACTGAAAACCCCTATGCGATCTATCGCGCCGGTGACATGACCTGGCACGTTCTCAAGACCTATAAGCAGGTGAAAAATGAGGACACCTATGCGCGGTGGTTCGTGGCCGCCAAGTCTGATGCGACGTTCGGCAGCTTCGAGCTAGGCGACACCTATGCGCTCGAGGTGAAGCGCTATGGCCAGCTGGTGGCCGCTGAACCTGCGTGGCTCGAGGCCTATGACATCCGGCCCGGCGTGCCGACGCCCGCCGAATACCTGGCCGACGCCTGAGCGTAGCGGTGACCGGCCCCGCAAGGGGCCGGCATCCGATGCGCTTAGGCATCTTTAACCAGAGAGGAAAGACCATGGAGAAGTTTATTCACGCCGCACGCGCGGATTATGAGGCGCTTTACAAAGACCGCGACATGATTCTGTATCTAGCGGAGCTATATGAAGTGCTGGACAAGCTGGATCCAGAGAACCACAGCATCGATGCACACTGGAGCTTAGCAGAGGAGGTGGAATAATGGGCAACCGTGCGACAATCGAGATTCGAGACCACAGCGGCAACGCGCCAGCATATATCTACCTGCACTGGGGCGGATCCCCTGAAACCGTGCTCGAGGTGGTGACGGCAGCCGCGCCGCGTATGCGCAAGGGAGATGCAGTCTATGCCACGGCCCGCCTGATCGGCGAGCTTCACAACCGGATCGAGGGCGGGCTATCTCTGGGCGTCACGCAAGCCAAGGCAGACTGGCGCGACCGGTGGGACAACGGCCACTATACCGTGGACCTGGGCGCTGGGCGGATCGAGCGGGAATGGTTCGTGGACCAGGACACCACCGCCAGCGCGATAGTGGCCGAGGGCATCGCTTTCGGGGAGTTCTGAGCACGCACCACGGCCCAGGCGCTACGCTATTTGGCGGCTTCGCCGCCTGGGCCTTTGCACCAAGGACCGCGAACCTCGGAGCGGGAGGCGAGCACATAAAAGAGAGAGGCAGGGCCGCAGGGCCGCAGGGCCGCAGAGTATAAAAGAAAAGAGGCAGGGCCGCAGGGCCGCAGGGCCGCAGGGCCGCAGAGCGCGGCGCTCTTTTCTCTTGTGCTTTGATTGTTGATCTGGCACAATGCAGCAGGGCAATTCCGCCCTTTTAATTAGGAGAAAACCAATGAAAAGCGGAATCATTTACAAGGGGCCAAGCCAAATCGATGGCAAGCCTATTGTGGTTGTCGCCACATATTCAAATCGCAACCGCAAGACGGGATCCGTCTTGCAAACCTATATCCTGCGCGAGGACATCAACCCGCTGGAAGCCAGCAAAAACGGCGAGGATTATTCAATTTGTGGCAACTGCCCAATGCGCGGAGAGGTGACAACGGATCCAAACCGCAAGATCGCCAAGGGGCGTCGCTGCTATGTCAACCTTGGCCAAGGGGTCTTGATCGTTTGGCGCGCGTTTCAACGCGGCGTTTATCAAAACGCGATCCGCATCGAGGACCGCAAGACACTAGGCCGCGCGCGAGTGGTCCGCGTGGGCACATACGGTGACCCAGCTGCAGTGCCAGATTACGTTTGGGAAGAACTCATCTCAGAATCGGAAACTTGGATGGCGTACACGCACCAAAAGCCATGGCGCCCCGATATCGCAATGCAATCCGCGGACGATTACCACGAAGCCGCGCTGCATTGGGCCGCTGGCCGCAGAACTTTCCGCGTGATCACTGGCCTGGACCAGATCGACAAGGCCCGCGAAACACTGTGTCCCGCATCAAAAGAGGCTGGCGCGCGGGTTCAATGCGCCGCGTGCAAGCTTTGCCGCGGATCCGCTGCAGCAAAATCAATCGCGATCGTCGAGCACTAGGACATGACAGATCAAGAAATCATCGACCTGTTTGACACGACAAACATAACGCTGCAACAGTTGGCCCGCATGTCGGGCCGCACTGTGCCGCAGCTTAAAAAAATCTTAATGAGCTAGCACCAAGGCCCGCGGTCCACGGATCGCTGGCCTTTTCACACGCACCAAAGGAGCAAGAACCTTGACCGAACCAACCTATGACAAGCGACACGGCGGCCCATATGACCGCGGAGCAGCCGATTCCTACTATGGCAGGGGCTTCACGCCCCACTATTACAAAGAAGGCACCATGACCAGCGAGCGCGTAGAGCTCAAAGCCATGACGCAAGACGAAATTGACGCCTACAACGCAGGGTTCGACGACAACGAGCGCGAAGGGAACCACAAAGATTGGGGCTAAGCCACCGCCAAGGCGCAGGGCCGCAGGGTCTTGCGCCTAAATCCGTGGTCCAAGGACCAAGAAAACGGGCCCGCAGGGCCGCAGAGCTAGGGCGCAGGGCGCAGGGCGCAGGGCGCAGGGCCGCAGGGCCGCAGGGCTACACCTTCCCCCGATAATGATCAAGAACCGCGGCCCGCAGAGCATCCCAAAGCTCGTCATGGCGCTTGAACACCTGACCACGGACCTCGGACATCGGTTTCTGCACCAGATCAACAGCCTCGGACCCCGCAAACAAATGAAAGTAGCCCGAAGAGAGGGACTTTACCAAGAAAAACGAGAGGCCTCCGCGCGCCCAAAAAGCAGTGTGCC